TTATATAGATACGTTGCGATTTTTCCGTTGTTGAAATTGAATTTGCTGTTGAGAAAGTTTTTCTTTTTCCTTTTTATCCATCTCATCTTCAATTTCCATACCTAATAATTCTTCAATTAAGTCTTCATGTGACACTATCGCTTCGGTACCACCAAATTCGTCCAACACAATTGCTAAATGTTTTCTAGAAATAGTCATCTTACGTAATACCCATTCAGCTTTATTGTGTTCATTCACAAATAATGGCTTAGCTGAATAGTTTGTAATTTGATCTTCTTTTTTATTACTCCAAGCCAACAGATATTTAGAATGAAACACCCCAATAATGTTATCAATATCTCCCTCGTACACTGGATATCTAGTGTATGGCTTATTCATAACCGTTTCATAAACTTCTTCGTATGTCGCATTTGAAGCAAATGCCGTCACATTAATTCTAGGTGTTGTATCTACATCTTTTACTTTTAAATTTTCAAAATTAATGACACCTTCCAACCTACTCGTCTCAATTTCATTTAAAGCACCTTCATGTCCAGCAATTGCTAACATTGTTTTAAATTCTTCTTTTGAAAATTGATGTTCTTGAGGTTGACCCTTAGATAAACTTCGATTAATACTGTCCGTCAACTTATTTAAAAGTAATGTGATAGGGCGAAACACAATGACACAAATATTAATAATTGGATATACAAGCCTTGTTATTTTATCTGGAAATGTTGCAGCGACAGACTTGGGAATCACTTCGGAAATCAAAATGATAACAACTGTTAAAACAGCTGATGCAATACCAACGCTAATCCCCCAACGTAAAGCCATAATTGTAACAAGTGTTGGTAATAAAATATTCGCGACATTATTCCCAATTAGAATCGTTGTAATAAACTCACTTGGTTTTTCAAGTAACTTTACAATGCCTTTTGCTTTTTTATCACCTTTGTCAGCTTCAGTTTTAAATTTTGTTTTATTGGCAGCCGTTAATGCCGTCTCGCTTCCTGAAAAGAAAAACGAAATAAATATCAATATAATTATGGCAATGATCACGCGTGTAGTCTCCTTATTGTCATATCTTATTTTTATTGTAGTTACTTAATTCCCGACGTTCTCGTTTAATAAACCAGTTAAAATTCATTATATATAATAGACTTAATAATGATAATTAATATGCATTTTTAATCATAGTTACTTTAATGCATTCATTAGTAAAATGATGCTATAGTTCGAGCTGTTTGTTATTAATAAATTTACATAATGAAAAATTTCAACAAATTCAGTTTATGACATAGTTATAATCATTTGAAACCATTATAATGATAACAACTAGTTTCTCATAAATTTATTCTAATTATCTTTTAAATAACTTTAGACAAGTACTTGTTTATATCCAAATATAGAAAGATGGATTAACATGTATTTTGTTTTAGCAATATTTACAATCATTAGTGCCAGTGTAAGTTTAGGTTATTCAATTCAAGCATGTGCATCTAGCCATAATATAAATGCATATTATGCACTTAGTCGAAGCTTACCTTTATTTTTATTAGCTATTTTTTCTTTAGTCATTCATAGTGCTATATTTTTGATAACTATATCCATTGCAATGATCTTAGTTCAATTTTTAGATGCGATTGTTGGTTATAAAAGTGAAGATGTCTTTAAAACTTATGGTCCATTAGCAACATCTGTAGTGAACTTAATATTATTAATAGTTTTCTTATTTTAACTCACTTATACAACGAATCTTAATCGAACTAATATCGAATTATCTAAAGAATATTTGATGTAGCTTTCAATTAATTTAATAAAGACCAGCACTCTAATGCCACAATCATGTTGTATTTGTGTTGTCGCTTTATCCACCATCAATGATTATTTTTTACACCAATCAAAAAATCGGACTGATATAAATAAGTACAAAGCTTATCTATCAATCCGATTTAGTTATAAAACAAAAAAAGCCACAGTAATGTGGCTTTTTGTTATATTCAGTATCAAAATGGTATCAATACCCATTTCCGGAAGTCAAGAATAGCTTAACAACGCGGTTTAAAGTTATCCGATACTACCTTCCATTTCGATTGAAAAGACTAATTTTTAAGAACTTATTTTTATAGAAACATTGATTTAATGCGATTTAAAATGAAGTTATTTCTCTCGATATTTTGAGGTTATTATTTTTTGGTATCAAAAATGGTATCATTTGTAGTTATTTTAGCTTCATATATTAAAATAACCACACTCCTAAATTAATAGGTGGTGTGGTTTGATCATTTATAATATAACATAAAAAACAACCACCCAGTAACTAGTATGGGTGGTTAAGATGTGCCTTTAGCACTTAATAAAACCGATAATATGCTTTATTATGTCGCAAATATTTCAGCGACTTGTTATGCACCACCACACAAACTTACTCCCATCCAGGAACACAGAGCTTTGTCGCTCGTCAGCAACGTCATATGAATTCTCAGTTCATGTTGTGGTGACACTTTAAACGGTCTGTGCCAGTAGCGACCGAGTCATTTCAAGAATGATCATTTCACATTTATATTATAACACTTGTCGTGCGTAACTGTATAGTTTTTCAGTTGTATTTAAAGTTAAGTTATCTACTTCGCGCTTTCCTTGCCTTAATTGTGAAATTACATATTGCGCTACGCCAGTTTGTTTGTGAATTTGGTAACCTGTTATATCACTTTTGATCAATTCAATTATTTTTAATTTATAATCACTCATATTATCTACGTCCATTCTTTTTATCTAAACAATAAAAATGTGTTTTTCTCCCGATAAATAATAACAATGGTAGGCTTAATAAAAACAATAATAAATACATTTGTTCTGTCATAATTGAAAACCTCCAAATAATATTATATTATATAAGTGTAAGGAGGAGCCGTCAGGCTCCAAGCATAATGTTAATCTTTGTTGTTTGGCTTTCGGTCTAGGTAGCCGAGATGCCATTCTCTAAGTTGTTTTAACACTTCTGGAATTATCAGTACTGCCAATACTTGATGTTCTAGAAGTGTTTTTATTATGTCTAGCATGAGGCTTTTCACCTCCTTACACATAATTTGTAAGTCATCAACTAACCTACAAATATAATTATACTAAACAAATGTTTATTAGTCAAGTGTTTTTTAAAATTTGCATAAAAAAATAGGCAAGTACCGAAGTACCTGCCAATAATAAATCAACAATTAAAAACATATTATTTTAAAACTTCTATTTTTTTATATTACTTTTAATAAAACTTCTGATTTTATCATCAAATAATACACCTGTTGTAACACTTAAGTCGTTGTCAGGTCCGCCTTTTAATATCCCGACAACTCGATTTTGATTATCATATATCGGTGATCCAGATTGTCCTTTTGTTGAATATAAACTCATAACAAAATGTGTTCCAGATATCGAAGTAACTGTTCCATCTGATTTCCACATTGTACCTACCGGCTTATTACCTGGATACCCAGCCGTGTGTACAGCACTTCCATTTTTTATACTGTTTTCTTCATTCAAAGTAAATATACCTGAATTTTCACTAAATTTTTTATTAGGAGGTTCCACGGTATTTTCCTTAACATGTAATACAGCTAAATCTTCATTCCCTGGATATGGTATTACTTTTTCCACCTCATATAATCCACCATTGGAGTTTTTAGTTGCCATTGGAACAACCCTTATAACGCCACCATGATTAATAACATGCTTATTAGTAAGAATTGTATTCTTTCCAATAACAAAACCTGTTCCTCCGTGTCTGTTATTACCAATAGCTACTATAGCATTGTAAGGACTTTTAGAAACGTCGTTCACCAAAACTCTATCATCTTCATAAGCCTTAGCAGTATATTCGTGTTTGTTAATTTGTGTTTCGATTCCGCCGATTGTTGTTAAAACAGTGAAAGCTAAAATACTCTTCATTATTATGTTTTTGCTCATTTTATTTCTCCTTATTTCAGATTAAATATTTTTATAAAATCCCAATTTAACTTTAATTTTAATAACATTTCCCAAAAATAAGGTTTTTTAAAAAAATTTTAAAACAATTTCGTCTAGACATTTAATATATTAACTCTAATTTAAATATATTAAAATTAACTAAACATTAAACAAAAATTAAATAAAACTTAACTATTTTCTTTCGTTACATGTATTATTACACATTTTTTAAACCGAACTAAACTTACCAAAACTACTTATTCTATTACCTGCCTCGTCTACCTCTCCTGTCGCAATATAACGACGTTGTCCACTATTAGAAATATAAGTAATCCATCTATAGCCATTGATGCAATATGCGCCGTCATATTTGATTGTTGCGTTATTAGGTAATACACCTGTAATTCTTGAATTAGTTGAATAGCCGTCCCTTACGTTATTACCTTTAACATTGGCAACTGTGTAATTACCAGCCTCTTTTTTATAAGGCACATTATTCTTATCAAGTGTATAACCTGCTGGCACTGGTGGATTTTTTTGGTTTTTAGCTGATGTTTTAACATTACCAGCTACCAAACCACCTATAGGCTTACCATGAATCGCACCAGCTATTAATTTAGAATACAAGTCATAATTCTTCTTAATCCAATCCATATCTTTTTTATTAGTAATAAAACCTAATTCAGATAAACGATAATTGATATTTATTTCTGCTGATACATTAACGTTCAGTAAATCATTACGAGGTGTTACACCTCTTATTTGTCCTAAGTTATTTTTAATAACATCTTGTATACTTTTATCAATAGTATCTGCATTGAATTGACTTGAGATAATAACATGCCCACCACTTGCATTTTCTCCTGCTGCGTCTAAATGAATCTCTAGAACAATGTCATACCCCTGTGATTTAACCCAATATAATCCATAATCTTTATTATTTCCTACATTAACACCGTATGCAGTATCTTGATACATGTCTTGTGATTGACTTGAGCCACCATATAATGCAACTTCATGACCGGCATGTCTTAAATACTTAGCGATATTTGGCGTTATATATTTACGGATAAAATCGCGTTCGTTTGTTCCGTTTCCTACTGCTCCAGGATCGTTATAACCATGACCGGCTACAAGCATAATTTTTTTAGGTTTAATTACTGCTTGCTTTTTGGCAGTTGCTTGCTTAATAATGCTTTTAGCTTTATCCCCAACACTTACTTTGTCAGGGAAATTTAATCTAATAAAATACATTGGGTCATCGTAATAATGAACATGTCTTGTAACAATTTCAGGACCCCAACCAGGTTGCGCAACGCCATTTGTCCAACCTTTACCATTCCAATTTTGGCCAAACGATGTGAAAGTGTTTAAATTTGCGCTCTCAATAATTTCAACGTGTCCAGCTCCGCCACCATACTTCGACGGGAAAACGACAACGTCCAACTTTTGTGGTAAAAAGCTATCATAGTTTTTAATTATTTGCCCGTATTTTTCAATCCTTGCTTTATTATCAAATGGAATATTATAAGCGTATAAACCTTGTAACCTTTCGCCTGTTGCTATCATAAAAAACATATTTGCGTAATCGTAACACTGAAATCCATAAAACAAATCAGGATTGAACTGCTTCCCTAATGAATTATCAAACCATTTTTCTGCTTGGTTTTTTGTTATCAACATTGGTCAACACCTACCCTAAATCATTTGTGTCGTTCATATTCGTAGGTGTCATTACTTCTTTAATTGGCGCTTGCCCTGTTGCTTTTCTATACTTGTTTTCAGCTTTATATTTCTTTAGCTTTTGATTTGCCCATTTACCTTCTTGAGATGTTGGATTATCTTTATATGTAGTATATAAAGCAACAACTGTTAAGATAATCGATGAAACACTTTCTTCATCTACTGGTATCGGACTTATACCTTTATTCGCTAAAAACTGATTGACCAATGCTAAGATCAATACGATGTATCTTGTTATTACTTTTGCATCCATTTGTTTGCTCCTTTTATCCAAAATAAAAAACGACTAAAAAATTAGTCGTTTAAAATTATTCAATGGTCAATGTCGGAGATCCTGAATAAACATCACTTATAGTGACGTACAACATCCCTGAAGGATTACTAAAGTTGATATTTTTACTTGCAACTCCGCTATTGACTCCTGATATTCCTAAATCACTTGAACCTAAATTAGTTTGCGAAACCCTCATTATACCGCTACGTACATTTTCTATTGTCACCTGATAACTTTTATTAGGTTCAACTCCGTTTATTGTCCATTTTGCTGTTGATTCTTCTATGCTATCCGGATATTTATTTTTAGGTAAGGGTTTTATTACAAAAGATGAAGGCTTTTTCCATGCTTGGATATTTCCAGCATATACTTTTGTATATTCTTCGCCTTCGTAAATAAACTTCTTTACATTTTTAAAATTACCTTCCATAAAATCACCCCTTAATTAAGTAAAGTGTATTAGGGTCTTTTTGATACAAATAATTATATTCTGTTTCACTGCCCGTCCAAATATTCAGTGACGGCTGCGAAGAACCGATAGGTTGATAAAGTTTATCTGCTTCCTCTTTTGTAAAAGCATTTGATGATAAAAGATAACGTTCATCATGACTGTGATTTATGTCTGATTTTTTTGATAAAGCATTTTCTAATCCTTCAATCTGCTTGATTGTATGACTATGATTTTTATCTGCATACAAACTATTTAATGATTGCTTGAATCCCTCAAAATCTTCTGTACTAACTTTTGAGCCAATCTGTTGCAATACACTTTCTGAAATAGAGTTGTTTTGTATTGCTTCTGCTAATTCTCTTAATGTATTCATAGATTCAGGCGCGCTATCAACTAGTTCAGCAATTTTTGAATCCGTATACGTTTTAGAGTCGTTGAGAGTTGTATCTTTGATTTTTTCAACTTCTTGCAATTTATCTTCTAACCCTTCAACATTTGCGATATTGATTTTATCCAACAACTCAGGTTCTGCTTTGATATCTGTATCTTTACCATCAATTCGCCACATTTTAGTGTCAGGATTGATTGATACTACAGTACCGTTTTTACCGGGTGTGCCTTGTTCTCCCTTTTTACCTGTATCACCTTTCGCACCAGGTTGTCCCGGTTCGCCTTTATCACCTTTCGCACCTTTAAATCTACTTTCATTCTTTTCGATGTAAGAAATGACATCTTTATCTATTTTCTCTTTAAAGTCTTTGCTCAATAAATCTGTCGCGTTATCTTTTAAAATTCTCGTAATAGCATCATCTACCAATTTAACATCGATTTCTTTTGCTACAGCAGATTCAATACCACTATCAACGATATTGAAAGAAAAGTTCGCAACATGTATTTTTCCTTCTTCTTTCTCTAAAAACAGCTTACAACGTACATAACCAGCGTGTTTGATAACCTTTTTAGATATCTTGTAGGTAAGGAACCCTTTTACAACATCGTCGATAATAAGGGGCTCATTTTTGAATATAGAGCCATCTTCCATAAACAAATGCAATCTAGGTGTTAAGCCATGTGCTTTTAGATCGATACGACCTTGTTTGTCATTGATACCTATTCTTATAGATGCTGTATTTTCATCTTCAGTGTAAAATCGACAGCCAATGTCACCTAAGTCAACACCATCATTTTTTATTCTCGTTTCAACATCTTTTATTTTGTACATTTACACACCTCTTTATTTATATTTATCCCTTGTGAAGTAGATACCTTTTAAGCCGATTTGTTTATATAACTTAGCGATTGTACTTGCTTGATGTTGGCACCACTCTATAGCAGTAGCGTATTGGTGGGTAGCTGGATTCTTAGGATTCCATCTAATTCGGTACAATGTGTTTTGACCTTTATTGATGTAATCCTTTCTTACGAAGCTAGCACCGCCCATGATTGCTTTTGCTGGAGATGTCCAACCTTTATTTTTAGCAAACGTCATTGCATAATCAGGGTCGTTGTCGAATGCACCAATACCGAAGTAATTATATGCACCGTATCTACCACTAGCGAAGTTACTTGTTCCGTATCCACTTTCTAAGAAAGCGTGCGCGATCAAATAAATTTCGTTAATGTTGTTTTTCTTACAAGCTTCCGCGAATGCTTTGCCTTGTCCGTCGAGCGTTCCTTTTCCTTTAAGTATTTTGTTAAGCGCACTAACTGAAATGCCTTGATACTTGCCTAAATTAAGCATTTGATAGCATTGCGTGTTACTTTCCCATATTCGCTTAACATTCATTGCCGAGCTCGTTTGTGCTCGTGTTGCATTAGCCCAGCCCCATGTATGAGATTTTTTCGGGTTACCCCTAGACATTTGTCTATCCAGTGCTTGCTGGAATGTGAATGGACTTGTTTCAGTAACGATGCTTGGTTTTTCGTCTGATGGAGTAGGGCCTCGTGTGGACGCACTGTCAACTGATGTTTTATCACTAATTCTTATTGTTGTTTTTGTCGTTACTTCTTTTATATTTTCTCGTGTCAATATATCTCGTTTAATGTATGTCTCAAGCATTTTCTTTTTAACTTGCTCATACTTTGCGTTATCCGGTATACCTTGCTTAATCAAGTCGTAATTAATTAAATCTTTCATACTACGCCAAATATTAGGGTCTACCTTTAACGTCGTTTCAGATAAGTTTTTATCAATCCCTGACAATAACCAAACACCACGTATTAACGCTTGTATTTGATTCAATAAGAATTGTCGTTTGCTATCTGTTTGACCACCACATACTTCAATAACTAGCCAATTAGGGTGACGCGGGTCATCAAAATTGGTTGGTCTAGCAAGCCATGTAGCCTCTCTATCGACATATAAATGCGGTATTTCATAATCGCTTATAAACTTATTTCTTTGCGTATACAGTTCGTCTACAGAACGCATATGCATTGATTCTTTTATATATAATCCTTGAATATCTGAGCGTTCATCACCCATTACAACTATATGATCAATGAAGTGCTCTTCTTTATCTAAAACATTGCTGTAAGCAGTGTATTTTACTGTTTTAACTTCTTTAAATTGCGGTTTCTTCGCTTCGCCAGTAATTGTTGAGTCATTGGCTTTTGATGCTGAACTTGTATCAGTACTACTAGGTTTGCTAGTATCTTTTGAGTATGGAGGCCTAACAAAGCCTGTAACACTTACATAAGGGTGTCTTACTAATCTTCCTGGAGAACCTGTCCAACTATTAGAATTAACCCAGTTTTGGTCAACGCTATAAAAATAACTTTTATTAGATGGTCCTACTACTATTGCGGTGTGTCCGTCCGAACCTATTCCGTTGCCAGGGTGCCAAACTGCGATGTCTCCAGGTTCCGGTACAAATCCAGATGAATAACGATAGAATCGGAAACCCTTAGGATATCTGTAATTAGCCATATCCTTAGCATTGCCCCATGTTACAAAACCCCAATATCTTTTAAAAATAAAGTTAGGTGTATCCCAACATTGACTGCCCCGATAATTATCTATATTAATCCTCTTACCAATATTCGACTTTGCCCACTCCACCACTTCACTAGCTGTAGGCTTTCTAGTCTTTGGGTTAGGTAATCCCATGTATGCACCTCATTTCAATCAAAATAAAAAGCCAGTGCCGAAGCACTGACTCTTAACTGTTATTTACATTTACCAAACCAGAAGCACGCCCAGAAGCTATATCCTAAAATCCCTTTAAGCATGGTAATCACCTCCTTTAAATACCAAAAATAGTTCTTAGTAAAGCTATGACAATCGTACTGAAGATAGTCCCTATCAAACCGAGAATCCACATTTTTATGTCTCTAATATTCTTGGCATTCTTTTCTTTATTCTTTTCATCTTCTACCTTGTCGCGCTTTAATTCTTCAAAATTTCTATCTAATTTGTCATAAATCTTTTCTTGCGCTCTAAGACTATCTTCTATTCTGTCGAATTTTTCAAACATAGTCTTATCATTTTCTTCTAATCGCGTTAAACGCCAATCTTGTTCATGTCGTTTGGTAAATCCAAACATTATGCCACCCACTTTATTCAAATTAAAAAGCCACAAGCATTACACCTGTGACTTTTCATCTTTTGTTTCTGGATATTTTTCTCCAGTGATTAAAGCGTATTCTTCTTTATCGATTAAACCCTTGTCTACGTACCACTTAATTTGCTCATTTTTATAGTAACCCCATACATAAAAAGTTTTAATGTCTTTAAAAGTCGGATAGATCACCTTAATCATTTAAACGTCCCCCTCAGTACTTGTTTGGTTAATTTTCAGTTCAGTCAACTGTTGTGTTAACATAGCGTTTTGTTGAGCTAATTCCATTGTTAATACGTTTACTTGTGCCACCTGCATTTGCATACTCGCAACCATTCCGCGAAGTTCCTCATCACTTAAATCTGACGCACTTTGTTGGTTTGATGCATTCGGTACGTCTTCTTTTTCGAAATTGCTATTGTATTTAATTTCGCCGTTAGTGAAAACAAACTTTCTAGGTTCGAACTCTTCTTTAAATTTAATAGGCACATTGTTATCATCTACATCTAAACTATTGCGTAAACCGCCAGTATTAACGAATCCGATAACTTCGTTTTTATCGTTTACTGTGATTTTCATTATTTCCACCCCATAATTTTAGTTATAGTAACTTTGTTGGCATTCGCTCCAGAACCTGATGTTTTACCTAAATCAAAGTACACATCGTTATCTATTCTTAAAGTAGTGCTACTTGTTTTGGATAGTAAGCACTCATAAATACCGCCACCGTTGCCGTCTGAGTCAACTACATTCGCTTTACTCAATTGAATCGCGTTAGGTAATGCGGTTAGTCCGAATCCCTCAATAACGCCACCTGGATAAGTTCCACTTACCAACAAAATAGAATAGTTTGTGTACGGTTCAGTTAGATTGATTGTTGTACCTACACCATTTGCGCCACCGTCGAACAATACCGTTGATTTATGTTCATTAGGAACTGTCCACTGTTGCTCAAGTCTGCCGTTTGTGATTGATCGTGTGTAAATCTTTTTAGAGTTATAAGGTGTGAAGTTAAATAGCTTGTTTGTATCATCTTTAACGAATACCGATAAATAACCCTCATAACTTTCAACGCTACCTGGTAAATCCGGCACTCTTGTTGCATAGTAATTACCAGCAGTTAAATATCCCAAATCGCCTTGCGCATTATTTAAGTTAACTTGAATTGATTGACCATTCGCCTCTGTCATCTTATGTTGTTGCCAGCTCGTTGTTCCGAATTTATCATCTACATACTGCTTAGCTTGATTTAAAGCGTTGTTAGACGTTTCTTCAACAAATTGCTTAGTTAAGTTTCCATCATTCTTTTTATAAAACGGGTACCATGTGCCGTAGATTTTGTATTTTGTGTACTCATCGTTTGAATCGTCTGGGTACCATGTTGCACGAGCAGTATTATTATCAACAACATAAACAACTAACACACCAGATTTGCTTGATGTATAAGTTGATTCATCGAACGAAGAACCGTCATCAACACCATCTTGTCCAGGCTTCTCTAACGTGCCTATATCCGTCTTTTCTGGCGCATCTGTTGCATTAGTAATATGAATAATCCTAGATGTGTTAACTGCGCTTAAAACGCTATCTATGGACTGCTCATACGATTCAATTGCTTTACCGTAATCATCTGTAAGTTTAGACTTTTGCCAATTTGTTGTTGAATTACCTTTAACAAGGTCAGCGCCATTGATTTGTTGTTCAACTTCGTTAACACGTTCAAAAATCGCTTGCTCTTTTTCAACTATTTTATCGACTTCAGCTGTAACAGCTTGTGTTGCACTAGTTTGCGTCGCAGTAATAGCTTGTATAGCTTCGTTTTGCTTGATTTCGATTTGTTGAATGCCTTTTGTCGCACTATCATTCACTTTTGCTATTAACGTTTGTGTATCAGCCATATTTTGCTTTAATTGGTTAAAGTCTTTACCGACAGCTTCGATAGTATCTTGAATAGATTTGATATAAACAAGCTTTGTTATACCATCAAACCCACTAACTAAATCATTTTCAATATTGAAGCTAAATTGACGTTCAACAACAACATTATTACTCCCGTTTTGTGTAAAGAATGCCTGAGCATGCACCTTGCCTGAATGTTTTAAAAATTCATTCGGTATCACATACTGCAAACGCCCATTAATTGCGTCTACTATCGTTAATTCGTCTGTAATATAAGCGCCTCTATCTACGTTATAATCATCGGTTTTTAACACGATAGATGTTTTAACATGTTCAGAACTTATAGATAACGGTCTGTTATTCTTAGTTACTGCAAAATTTAAAACACCAGTTCCTCTATCTGATTCATAGAAACTGATGTTTGTGTCAATAACCGGATTATATTGTGATGTTGTTTGTAACTCGATTAAGTTATCATCTTTTGAAAAATTATCTACTACCATTATTCAACCACCTTTCCTTCGAATAAACTCCATTTACCAACGCCACCAGTACCAAAGTTTCTAACTAAAAATTGATGTGCAGACGGGAAGTTATTACGTCTTAATACTTGTGTTGTGTTACCTGGTGTATTCGATTTTACTTCTAATATCCAACCTGCAATACCTTTAAAGTCTTTAGGAAAATCAGTAAATCGGTTTGATTCTTCAGTAGTGATATAGAAATCTAAACCAACGATTTTTAAATCTGATAATTTTGTAATACTCTTAGGGATATGTTCCCAATAACCGGCGTTTTGCGGACAGAAATTCCATGCTCCGTTGTTTTTCTTATTGAAAATGTCAATGACACGTTCGAATTTAAGCATATTTCTACCTGTGCTGTTTCTGGTAAGTACTTGTCTTAGAGCACCATTATAGTGTCCAGGCAGTACATCAAAGAACCACCCTGCATCTCTAAACGCTTTCGGTAACGGGAAATCTAATGCATTTTGTGTGTCTTGCGTATAGATATAGTAATGACCAACTTCCGTAATATCACTTAGATATGCTGGGTTCTGTATTGGTAACGGTTTAACACGTCCACCTGAATCAGTCATCGATACTTGAGGTGCAATGTTTTTTAAGAATTGGTTAACACCTCTTTGGCCGATAGAATAAATTGAGTGATGTCTGTTATTACCAGGTCCAATAGTTACCCCTATTAAAAGTGCTTTACGTCCTGTTTCTAGATCGTAATACATATCTAGACCCTCAGCTTCTTGGAAGTCTCCTTTAAAGTTATTATTCACACCGCCAATATCGATACGTCGTTTAAATAACAATTCTTTTGTTTTTATATCGAAACCTTGTAAGTAGTTAGGGTTGGCTGTATTCGAATCACCTGTATACCAATATAAGATACCTGCATCATAAGTGATACCTTGCATAGGTTGTGTATCTGAAGTGTATTCCATAGGTATATCCATTTGATACAATACTTTGTCTATACCTTTATCAATATCGTCAGCACTTCTTACTTCAATGAAATTCAATGAATTCTTAGCTTGTCTTTCAGAAGCTTTATATTCACGTCTGAAAATCATTAAATTTTCTATAGGATTATAAATCGCTGACGTATATCTGTCGTTAAATATATTCGGCATGACATCTTGCATTTCATTACCATAAGTTATTTCTCCAGTTCTATATTGGAAACGTACAAACTTGTTGTTTTTGTTACTGTCCAATACAGCTGAATAAATCCATAATTCTCCATCAATGTATCTATACGCATTGTGTGTACCGTGACCGCCGTTTTTAACAAGCAATCTATCAATAAATTGTCCGTTGGGCTTCAATCTAGATAACATGTAATGATTACCTGGACGAGCTTGCGTCATATAAATAATTTTCGTTCTAGGGTCTACCCAAAATGATTGCATTACTGCATTTGTATATGGCGATAAATCAGTGATAAATTCCGGTTCTTGCTCTTTTGGTTCGAATCGGTATTCTGTCGCTCGATATTCTTTATAGTGTTCATCTACAGCTTTCTCAACCTTTTTAGTGAAAGCATCTAGTGTTGAATAATCATGATACAAACGATCTTGCAATGTCTTATGACCATAACCTGTATTATCAATACGCGCGTCTTTTACTTCATTGATACCGTCGCCGTTATGGCCTAGAATCATATTGCTAAAACGGCCATTTAAATACGTTAAATAATCTTCAACACTGTCATTCAAGTATTTAATTTGTTTCGCTGAGTGTGCGTATATTTCTTCTTTTTGATGGTATATAAACATTTTCTCAAGTTTGCTCATACCTTCATCTAACAAGCGATAGTTATACTCATGTTGAGCAACTATTTTCCGACCTGTCATTGAATGTAAACTTGTAATTAATCCGTAAGCCATTGGTTGCCTCCTTTAGTCGTAAAAACTGTAATAATCCTTGATTAACTCGTACATAATAACCTCGTGACCTTTTTCGTTAGGGTGTAAGCCGTCCTCCATGCTCGCTTTCCTAAAAGCTGGATTGTATGGCTTAAAGTAATCTGTGTGATATGCGTCAAACACTGGTACATCTAACTCACTACAAGCTAATATTTGAGCGTTTACATAGTCCTCAAGTGTTAACCCTAGTTTGTTTTTGTCCGTGTCTTTACGGCGTATTGTTGTACCACTCATAGGGCATTGTCTTGTAGCTGTCATCACTAGTATTTTTGAATCTGGATTATTCTTTCTAATAACTTCAATTGCAGAACAAAAGGCACCGTAAAACGTTTTTGTATCCGTTTTATCAGTGCCTATCGGTACGCCTGCCCAATAACCGTGTAACCAGTCATCATCAGTGCCTTGTAATATGATTAGGTCTCCTCTTATTTGCTCTGCTTGTCTATAAATGCTGTTTTCTACCGCTTCTTTACCTATTGGAACTGTTGCCATTGTTGCGCCACCTCTTGCAAGATTAGTCGTTTTAGCTTTCAATTTCTTGCCTAACATTTCTGTGAAATTAGTTTTTGCGTGCGACCCTCTAGCTACAGAGTCGCCAATCGTTCCAATTGATTTGATGTTTCTTATACTTGATTGACTAGTAAAGTCGTACATGATCGTACCATTAGCAGTTGTAACTGTTTTAGTATTCATCTTATCGACTTTAGCGTTTATTTTTTCATTCTGCTTAACCAATTCATTATTTATAGATAAACTTGCGTTAACTTTTGCGTTTAATGCTTTTAGTTCTTTAGATGGGTCGGATTTTGTAGATTTTACGCTTTTAACATAATTTGCAGCATCATGAACTGCTTTGTTATAACGATTACGCCTTGTAAAGTCTCCTAATACTACATCTTGCTTAGTGATATTATTGTACGCATCTCTATGTGTAGTGATTTCGACTATTCTCACTAAGTCGTTATATCCTATGGCAGAATCCACCACTCTAACAACATCACCTATTTTAGGGTTAGCTTCTGGGAAATGTTCACGTAACGCTACAAAGTCTAAGGAAATAGAAGCAGTGACACTTTTCTTTATCAATAACTCCATTGCTTTTTTTAAACTATCTTCTTTTTTAATACGTCCATCAACAAGCGGTGGCGCTTCTCTTTTACCTATCAATTGTGCTAATGGATGAGTGAATTCAATTTGTAGTCCCGCTTCTGCAAAAGTCTGTTGTCCATCAAAATCACCATAACCTTTAATAAAGGTATAACATTTAGATGCATCTTCTTGTATTTTGACGTTATCAGCATTCACACCAGCTTTAATGTAATAATTGGCAAACTTAGATAATTCATCATACAAATGAAACGTTTTAGTCTTTGCATCGTATTCATATTCGAGATGATAACGCTCAAGTCCTTTTTTAAAGATTTCTAATCGTGTATCTCCTTTGCCTAATCCCTCGAATTTAGATGCATCTACTTTTGGATGTAATACATACTTATAACCCGTTCCTTTAAAGACAGTATTGAAGAACTCAACGCCTGTAAAACTTTCGTTATACTCTTGGTAAATCCTAGAATTGTTAAGGTCATCAAGTTCTTTTTGCCTAGCTTTGATATCAAGCCTTATTTTTTCGCCAATAGTAGACTTATCAAGTATGACAATTACATATTCGTTGAAATCATCTTCACCTTCAACATGAGTGATCGTCCACATTTTAGTTATAGCACCTATTGCGTCAAACGTACTCGCGTTCTCGATAATAGTTAGATCCAAAGAACTATCTTCATTTAGCTTTTTACTTACCTTTGTACTAACATTAATAGCGTGCCCTACACCCTGTAGACTTTTTAATAAAATTGGCATAGGCTACTCCTTATCTAAAATATAATTTGTGTCTAAATGTAATTTGTTTCATTACTTTATTAGACTTGAATCGATTCCAGCCTGGATATAAAACCGGTTGTTCTAAAGTTTTATTAAAAGAATCTATATTTAAATAACCTCTATAGGTATGTTTACCGTCGAAGATTATTTTATCTCCGGCTTTTAAATCAACTTCCTTAATAACTGAGATATTTCCTTTATCTGTATAGAAAGTGAATCCATCCTTATCATTAGCTTTAACATCTTCAGCTAACTCTATTTCAACAACATTAAACTGATTAAACTGTGTTAAAGGAACATCACCGTTATAATAAACTTCTCCTGAGTTAGTGTTGTAAAATGTCATTTGACGCCTCTTATCACCTTCGTTTGTAGGCAATCTATCAGGTACCGACCATTTTTCAGGGTCGTTATTACTTTCAAGATCAGTACTATAACCGACACTTTCAAAGTATGGTAGTTCGGTTGTTTCAAACGACAAAGAAAATTCCCCTGATGTTTGTGTTGTGTCAAAAGAAACTTCACTTACTAGTCCTACAAAAATTTGTCGTCCATCAACATAATCAAGCTCAAATGCTTGTTTGTCTTTTGGTATATCTAATATATGCTCATACTTAATTGAATTGTCTGGTGTAGCTAATTCCCTTAAATAAAAACGTCCAGCAAATAGTGCTTGGACGTCTGACTTTAAATGTGAAGCATAAGCAATTTTAGGTACTTTATACCTTATCTTAAGCTCTACTTTTTTAAGTTCTTCTTTAGCATAATTATGAAATCTACCATCAATACCCTCTATATCAGAATAGTTACGATGATATCCTGCGCCTGTAACGTTATATTCAACTACTTCCAAGTGATTATAAGTGAAAGGATTGTCACTGACGCGATACTGTGAACCATTCCTTATTACTTCTATATCGTGCGCTATCAACTAACAAACCTCCCTTATAATAAGTTGAAACTTCCGTCTATAGCGTTCATGTCATCAATGCGTGATTTAATTAAATCAAGGTCGCCCTCATTTCTAATCGTTACATTCACAATAGGTCTATTATTTTCTTTTAAGCTATGTTGAACATCGCTAGTCATGTGTCTGTCTATAGAAGTACTTACAGGATTTACTATACTATCTGTCAAAGTAGAGGATAGCTCTTTATTAAAGGCACTGCCAAAGTCTGTAGCAATTACTTTTGCTTGTGATACCGCTAAACCTTTACCTAAGCTACTACCTCCACCGTGTCCACTTACGAATGAAGTTACAGAGTCCCAAGCTGATGAAATCGCATCGCCTACCGCGCTGACTACTTTGTGCGCAGCATTGGCTACACCCTCAGCTACTTTGCCGATTAATTCCGCTCCGGCATTTAAGAAATCACTGAAGAAACTTTTAATCTTACCAAGTGCATCACTCATACCGTCACCTACATTTGAGACAACTCTTTTAAACCCATCAGCTACTTTACTCGCGAAACTTGTAACTATATTCCAAATGTTAGAAACCCATTCAGAACCTTTTGTGATAATAAAGTTTAGTGCTTGCCCCATTTTTTCAGCTACACTCGAAGCCACTCGACTGAACCAACTTGTAACAGTGTTCCAAATACTGCTAACAAAATTAGTGATTGTACTCCATATCTGTGACCAACTTGTACCAAACATAGAAAGTGTTCGATTCATTACGCCAGTTAAAAAGCCGATAATTGACTCCCAAACTGATTGCATGTATTGCCAAATCGTATCAAGCACATTGGTAACCGTAGTTTTAATAGTCTCCCAAGCACCTGAGAAGTCGCCAGTAAGCAACTGAATTAAAGCAGTGAACAAACCTACTATGATTTGGACTGCTACGGATATCACTGTTCCTATGGCTTGGAACGCAATTGTAATTAAAGTCCACAAACCTTGTATGATATTCATAACGTTTGTAATGATGCCTATTACCAAAACACCTAAAACTTGCATGAATATTTGTCCTAATACTTGCAATATAGGCATTATCGGTTGTAAGGTAGATTGGATTTTGCCCCACAATTCAGTTAACCAGCCGACTACACCTTGAATCGCACCAGAAACTGCCGTTTTAACACCGTTCCACGCTTCAGTAATAGTATTTCTAAAGTTCTCGTTTGTTTTCCATAAATAAACGAGGACACCAATGAATGCACCAATTACTGCAACAACTGCTAAAATAGGTGCTGAAATCGAACCGAATGCACCTATTAATGCTTCCGTAGCTCCAGTAACTAAACTTGATGTTCTAACGAAGTCTAAAATCTTTTCAGTGACGCTGAATAAGCTCAAACCAAACACATTTGTAAGTACACTACTTATAGCAACAATCGGAGCCATTAAAGCCCAAAATACACCGCCTAAAATACCCATAACGCCAGCAACTTGTGCTATAGCTGGGTGTGTTTCGAATAGTTTAGCGATAAATCCAGCTAGATTAGTGATAAAGTCTAACAATTTACTAGCTATAGGAGCCATTGCAGTACCAAAAGCAACTAATGCTTTTACGATATTACCGATTAACTGCATAATAGTAGGACCATTCTCTTGAACATAACTGATAAAGTCTTTAAACCCTTGTGATTGTCCTACTTGTTCTGACCATGCTCTAAATTGAGAAGTTAATTTAACCAACCAATCAAAAATGTTGGAACTGTTTTGTGCAAAAGCAATCATTAAATTACCAATACCAGCGAACACATTACCAAATATCTGACCAATCTTAGGTAAGTTAGTGGTAGTGTAGTCAATAAACGCTTTAATAGCATTCTGACCAGCCACACTATTAGCCCAATTTTGGAAAGCTATAGACATGTTCTGTAGTCCTTGAGACACAAATTTGAACAACGGCATTAATTGAGTGAAAATGTTAATTAATCCGTCGCCAAATCTTCCTGCAGCGTTCAATAAATCTCCGAAGATTGCGCCACCTATGCTATTCAATGCTTCAAATGCTTTCTTAGTTGTTTCAGAATGTTTAACCCAATCCTCAAACTTGCGTGCGTTTGCTTCAACCAGCATAGATACTTCAGATAAGAATGGTTTTAATTGAGACATCGCACTTGTAACACCTCTGATACCTGCTGACATCGCATTAAAGATACTTGCTTGATTCTCTTTAACAATATCACGCCATGTAGTTTTTAACTGATCGCTCGCATCTCTAAAGTTTTGAACTTCTTTTGTTACTGCCAATGTTCCATCTTCAACCATTTTAAGAGCGCTAATAGCCATTGCACCAAAGCCAACAACTCCAAGACCTGCGACAGAGAATGCGCCAACTAAACCTAAAACGCCACCACCTAATACACCAACCGCATTAAGTACTGCCATTATTGCAGGTACTAATCCGGCAATCACTGGTATCAATGCTTGTATACTAGCAATCATTAAGCCTTTAACTTGTTGTGCAAAAATTGTACCAAATGTACGAATTTTAGTAGCTAGCGCGTCCATTTTCTCACTATAATCAGTTAAGGACTGATTCAGTGCCTTAGTTAAAATTTGGGTTTTTGTCATACCTCTCGTATCGAAATTAACTTTTATTGTTTTGTTGTGTAACGTGGCCAACATCGTTTTTGCACTAGCAATTGCACGTTTTAACGGTGAATTATTACCATCTATTTTAACGTTATGTTCACGCCATTTTTGCGCCATAGCTTTAGCGCGTTGTAAAGCTCTTTGGAATCTTGAAATATCTGCTTTTACATCTGTTTCAATTTCGTTTGGTACAGACGTCTTTGCTAATCGTTGAGCTTTCCTTACGTTGCTTTGGAAATCTCTAATATTGGCCATAATCTTTGCCATAAAATGAGTATCCAAAGGCTAACCTCCTTTCGATTCAAGGAATTTTCTTGTACCTTCTTTGAAGAGTTCACGTCTTCTTTTTTCTTCTTCTAATCTAGCTTTTTGTACACGAGCATAGCTACCAGGTTCTCTTATTTCGTAACGTTGTTTCTCAATGTCACGAATCATACTAGTTAGCCTCTTAGAAGCTTGTACTAAGCCGTTAGCTTGCGCTTGTTCAATTAATAATTGTCTTTGATCTAGGTACCTATCCTGACCACCAATAAGCCAATCACGCCATTCAGCAGGTGTTAGTGCTAACAATTCATGTTCAGGGATATATCCTAAATATCTAGCTGTCAGTTGCCTTATTTTTGAGTAATCGTGTAAGGTTCTGCGCCCATGATTTCCTTGTAATTCTCTTTCATCATTTCTATGCCTGCTTTCGTCATTTCTTTGTCCTCGCTTTTGGCCATATTCGGTGCTTTGTTCAATGTCATCCAGTACGAGCGACTCTCCCTCTTGAAAAAACCACTATTGTTAAGTTTGTCCAAAGCCCCTTGTAATAACGGCAAAGTATCCTCGTTTTCAGTGATGAAATCATCAATCGCTTTTTCTAATTGTTCTCGAGTTGGTGGGTTTTTTAAATAAGCAGTAGCACATTCCCAAAATTGTAAAATCGCTTTGTTTCTAGATTCTAGCAAACCGTTAAAGATAACATTGAATCCTGGCATTGCTCCTTTTCTCCCATCTTCGCTATCTTCTGAGAATTTTTCAGCTTTTCGGTCAAATGCAAATGTTACTTTTGCTTCTACTTCGTAATCTTTTTCTCCGTCATTAATTTTTAATGTTGTAATTGGATTAAATTCAGTCAAAATATATACCTCTTTTCAATTTTTTTATAAAAAAATAGGGAGCTTACGCCCCCTTGATCTATTAGTTTACATAGAATGGTCTTCCGTGTGTGAATCAGATACAACACTAGCTTTCTTTTGATTCTCGAATGTTCCGACTTTTTCGCCGAATTTTTCGTATTCAACTGTAGGCGCACCTGCAGCTTCAAACCACTCTTTCGGCAAGTTATCTTCAGCACCTTCTGCTGTATTCCATTTAACTTTTAATGATAGTTCGATTTTGTCACTTTCATCATCAAATGACATTTCAAATGATTCTGGAACAACATAACCAAACATTCCGTGATGTTTACCGTCTGCACGTTTATTACGCTCATAAAGCCATATACGCAACTGTCCACCTGTTTGTACAGCGTGTTTCACTGCTTCAATTCCTTTATCTCCAGGCACATTACCAATTGTTAATTTAAATGATTCTGACATTGCATTGGGAGAATAGTCCGTTTTACCGCCTCGTACTATTTCAGCTAAATCATTTTCAATCGTATGTCCACCTTCTTGTAAGTCAGCTAATAATAAAGATTCTACTGGATCTAAGTCAGTTTCAGCTGGACGTACAACTGCTAAATAGTTTTTTTGCGCCATTTAATACACTCCTTCGTTTTTCTTTTTATGTCTGTACTTAAATAAAAGCCGTATCGTGCCATGCTTAGTAAACCTGTCTATATCAGGGAATACTGCTTGACTATCGATACGGCTAAATTGAAACTCGTAATTATCTATTTCTATAGGTCTGTTAAGCACATAACCTATCGCGCTTAAAATGAGCTTAGCCTCGTATTGTGTAGCGAACTGTGAATACACATGTATGACAATACCGACTGTTTCTCTCATTGTTGCGCTAGATTCGTTGTTAGTGACGTTTGATTCACCCACAACAATATATGGGTAAACAGCGTCATCTTGAACAACGTCAAAGACCCTATCATCAACTAGTTTGTTAATGTTAGGGTCTGAGATTAATCTTTTATATATTTGATTTGTAAGTTCAGGCTCAACTGATACCCACATATTTAACCACCTCTATGAAAAATACTGCTCGAATGTCTTGCGTCCTGCGTCAATTGCAGGGTTCCAAAATGGCTGTGGCGCTTGACCATATGTTGTGTACCATTCGCCGTCATCACCTTTAAAACTCCACGGAATCTTTGTAGCACGACTACCACCAGGACCAGTAGCATATATACCAGTACCGTATTCAACGTATATTGCATAATCTGCGCCGACACTTATAACACTGGATAACCCACCATCGAAATATTTAAAGTCAATACTTTCTTCTAAAAAACCTAAGTCAACAGGAGCTAATGCTACAGCAGTGTTGTAAATCTTCGTCGTTGTTTTAGCAATACCTTTTTTAACCCACTCTTCTATTTTCTTATCGAACTTATCCAATTCAACAACCATGCTATCAGCACCGTACTTAACTTTTGCCATATGGCACCTGCTTAAGTCGTAGTAGTTTAATTTCATGTTGTCCGCCCTGATCTACAGAATCGCCTACAATACTAAAGATTCTACCCTCATACTCAAATAAATTGTTTTTAGCTATTGGTAAGTCGTAAGGTACATATAGGTTTCTGTCATATTCTTGTGACATTTGATGAAATTTTAGTTGTTCAGATGTAGTAGGCGTATCCATAAATCCTTTAATTGTTTTATCGCTTACAAAGCGCTCTTGTATAATTGGATACTCTCCTACTTTTTTGATACTTCCAATAGAAATAGTGTGAGGGAATTCGTCGTATGGGTTAAACACAAACAACACCTCTACCTTATTGGTTTAAACGGATGAAACTTTGCTCGTTTATACCTGTTTAATACTCCACTAATGTAATCAGGGACACCATCGTTATAAGTGTACGACACTGTCCCCATACTTCTTGACTTTAAATTCTTTTTAACTTCAGGTCGTTGATAATACTCTAGGACATCTGCGACATACTTTTTGATTGAGTAAGGATAAATGACTTGACCATCTTTCATAAAATCATTGTTTGTTATATCCCTAACATCTTCTAGTATTCCGTCAACTTCCATCTTAAATATTTCTTCTTCATCACTTTTAACTTCCACTCCATTTTTCTTGAGTAAAAGTTTAACATCTTCATAAAGAGTCATTTTTATCACTCGCTCTTATCAGACGTAGTACGGCGTGATTTAACCTCTTTGTAACCGACAAGACTGTAATAAGAGTCAAACGCCTTCTTTGTAACAGTAATAGTCATATTGTCTTTTTTTACCTTAATCTCTTCTGCAGGATTAGCCATCATATCTCCTCCTATTCAGTTGGTTTAAGCGTTGCGAACGCTTCTGGTTTAACGTTCATGTATGCAATATGCATCGTCGCACGTAAAGCGAACATATCACGTTCAAATAATGATACTGGTTGGCCAGAAGCATCTGATGCTTGTAACGTCGTTAACGTGGCATCTTCAGAAATTGCATACTCAATACCTTGTAAGATACCGTAACGTGCGTAATCCCAATCACCCATTAGTGCTAACGATTTCTTTTTGTCGTATACATCCGCTCCAGTATAAGATAGTGGTAATCCCATAATCTCGTTCCCGTTAGCATCAAATAATGGTCTGTCATTAGCATCTAAAGCATTACGCATTTTACTTCTGAATGAACGTGTAGTTAATACTCCGTTTGGATCTAACTCTTCATCTTCAATAGTAGCCATTAATGCCGAAAGGTCTACGTATAAATTATTAGTATCTGTAACAACGTTACCTTTCTCTTCTGCGCCTTCAACAAGCGGTTTACCACTAGTTGAAGTGTTGTAAGGTGATTTAGTACCAAAGATAACAGCTTGGTCAAACGCTTTGTAAAATGCCTCTGCAATTAGAGGTTTAACCTCATTAAAGAAATCTTTTGCAGTCCATTTAAGAAACTCTTTTGATAACGGAATAATTACACCAATTTTCTTAGCTTCCATTTCTGCTTGTGCATATTCAGGCTTAGAAGTTTGAATACGTTCCGTTTCTGATACCCAGTAGGCGCCTACACCTTTTGCTAAGTAAGTAAATTTTTTCTTTTGTGCTGTCATTAGCTCATTTTTAGCTAATTTCATAATTGCTGAATTAGCCATAATGTCTTTCATGATTAAAGTACCTTGTTCTGCTGGAATAACGCCGTTTTTAAAATCCGATAAAATAACATTGCCTGGCGTGTATGTTGGAGTTGCCATATTTTATTACCTCACTTTATTTTCTAATATTGATTTCTTTCGCCATTTCTTCAATGGACTTTACATTTGAAGGGTCTAAATCTTGATTTCGTGATTCTTTAACATCTCTTCCACTCGATTTAAATTTAGACTCAACACCTTTTTGAACATACTTGTCAAAGGTTTCTTTTAAAGCTTTTAAGTTTTGCTCAGTATCTTCATCAGAATCGCCTAAAAATCTATCAACTAAGGATGTTGGTAAATTTAGTTCCTGCGCTTTACCTAGCGCGTTACTTCTTAACTTCTCACGTTTTGCCTCTGCGTCGCGTTTTTCTAACTCTTGTTCAAGAGCACTAATACGTTTTTGTTCTTCTGATTGCTCAGGATTACGCTTCCGTACTTCTTGTTCGATTAGATCCTCAAGATTTTTCTCTTTCCATGATTCTAATCCTTTCGAATGATAACGATCTAATTCAGGTTGAATGAATCGTTTACCTTCTTCTGTATCTAAAAAGCCTTTAACGTCATCAACAGACACCGTCTTAAGTCCGTTTAGATAATCTTTTACTTCTTTATCGTCTTTGTGTTCTTCAAAAAAAGACTTAACTTCTTCGATATTCATATATCAAAACTCCTTTTTGCCCTTCGCGTACCCTAACAGTCCGAAAAGTGCATAATAAAAAGCAGTTTAACGACATGCTAAGGTCGAGTAGCAAAGAGACAACTAAAAAAGTGTGAAATCATTATTTTTAGCATTTTCTTCGCTAATAGATGTTTTAACCATATCTAAATCAGCTTCATTTTTAACTGTTACGTTTACAACAACTTTTTCGTTTTGTAACTCTATTATCTCTTCGTACAAGGATTTAATGTGTTCTAACTTTTCTATAGCTTCGCCAGTATCAACATTTACTTTTATTTTAAAATCCATATCAATTACCACCTTTTCGCTTATATTTCTCCCACTCACGATAAGTCATGAATGGTATAACTTCGTTTTCACCATCATCATTACGCACTCTCATCACAGTTGGTAATTCATCTTCATCAATGTAATAGAGTAATTTACAACGACAATTAATATTCTCTTTCGCACTGTTTACACCGATAAATAGCTTGGGTGCCTGTCCAACACATCCACTTGATTGAAAGTTTTGGTCTATTTCCACTGATTCCCCATCTAAATGACGATGAGTATCACGTGTTCGTGTATCGTTAGTAGCATGCCAACGTTTCTTCATCTTCAAACCGTTATCTTTAGCAACCATTGCGCTATCAAGTCCAGCTTGTGACATTGCTCTGCCAGCTTCTGTACGAGCCACACGCAATGATTGAGCTTTAGACATGCCGACATCATCACGTATTGCTTTAGCTATCTTAGAGTAACCCTCTCCACTCATAATACCTTGTGTAATGTGCATACGTATCTTTTTCAATACTTCATCACGATGTTTTTGTAGTGTTGGCATTAAACGAATGAACTCAATAGGTTGTTCAATAGCTGATTTGATTACCTCTTTACTCGGAACATCAAACTGCATAGATGTTTGACTCGCCATTTCATATAAATAAAGGCTCATAAGGAATTTTTCTATATAAGCATCTTCTTGTGACTTCTGAATCATCTTAGCTACTTGCCTATAGTCATCAGTCAACATTGTACCTATACGAGTTAACTCCTTATTGAGCCTGTTGTATTTATTGAATTCAGTCCATGTAACATACACATCATCATTTTGATATTTCTCAAACATATCTGCGATGATTTGTTTTATCTCTTTAAGTCGATTAGCAAATAGTTGTTCTATTGGTTTTTCTGCTTTAGAGATTAAACCCTCGATATACTCATTAATATCATTCTGATTGGTTATTTTGGGATTTGTCATTTGCGTCACCTTCATCTATGTCAGGTAATTTGTCATTAAATTCAAGACTTTCTTTTTCCATTTCGTCTAATTCGTAATCAACATCATCAACTAGTTGTGATTGTCCTAACCTTGTTCGTTCTGAAACTTGTCCCTTCAGGTTAATTAGCACTTGTGATTCTTCTAACTTATTAACTGGAATGTTACGAGTGAACTTAAATATCAGGTTTAAATAACTATCATCATCCAAGTTGTACCCTTTACGCTTTAATGCAGATAAAATAACTTTGAATTGATACCTCAACATAGCTGTCATCTTACGCTCAAACGTCATACACTTGTTCTCTAAAGCCATAAGTTTAAGTTTCATTCCAATGATAGGTACATTTCCGTTAAACTCGTCAGAATTAAAGTTTACTGACTTTGCAAAACGCATGATATTCTTTTCGATTCGATCTAAATGGTTCTCAATCATTGTGTCATTTACATCTTTTGTTAAGTATTTAACGTCCATATCTTTGTCGAACAACTCAAATGCGCCACTCTTTTGTGTTTCTTGAATCATTTCTTCACTCATACCCATACCGCGTAACACAAGGTATGCTAAACGTGTCTGACTAATCTCACTTGATGCATCGCTCATTGTTAAATCATATGCGTCAATTAAGTGAATAACCTTTTCAGCATCTCCTATCATCTCTTTGTTGTTAGGTACACCAAACAATGGATTGTAATCAAATAAATGTTCATATCGTCCAACTTCTTGCAAAGCGTCAATACCTTCTCCTCGAAATACATAATAATAAGCATTATCGTAAAACTCTGCGTACACATAATCAGTGCCATTATCATCATCTTTTTCATAAAAGTAGCGCAATGAGTATGTAGGTTCTAAAATATTGTCGCCAACAAAAATAACATTATAGGGATCTATATTCTTAATCCTAATATCACCATTCGTATCAATATATGCTAACCTAGCACCATATCCGCAAATTGCTGCCATTTTACCTATTTCAGAATCCTCATCATCAACACTATTTCTAATGGCAAAGTTGGTTATAAACTTTTTCAACTTTTCGTTTTTTTCTGCGTTTTCATCTAAATCATAAGTAACAGGAACACCATGTAAATAACCAACACGTGTATCAACAATTTCGCTGTCAAAAGAGTTGTTAAGTTTGTTATTAACAGACACGTCTAATCGCCTTACATTTCCACCAGTTTCAAAATCTTCTTTTTCTTCAATTGGTCGACGTTTGAATATTGGTACATAGTCAATATGTGTCTTGTATCTATTATAGAGATTAACCATTCTCTCTCTATCGTCTTTATGTGACTCTATTAGAGCCTCAATATGCTTAGGCAATATTCCTTGTGCTTCAATATCATCTATTAACTTATACAATGTCATTTCCCCCTCCTTAATCGTTCAGGTTTAGTATGTGTGTATATGGCATATCTTAACGAGTCCAACACGTCATCAAATTCTTTTATAGGCTCTCCGTTTGTAGGGTGCCAAACATATTTAAATACCTCTTGCTTAAACCTATCCATATTATCATAAAGAACAAGTAACTTGTTTTGTTTGAACAACTTAGCGACTTCCTCTACACCCGATAGTTTACTTTTATCAGCGTTAATTGCACGTAATCTATGTCTTCTAAATTCAGTGATGTATTCAGGTCGTGCAGTATCGCAGTAAAAATTAATATTGCCATATCTACTTACAATATCTTTTGCAATAACCACCCAATCATCAATAAACTTAAATTGGTGTGCATGCTCCTCAATAAAATAAAAGTTACCATCTATACCTCGTCCTATTAACACAATAGATCCATAGTGCTCGTAACCCCAGTCGGCACCAGCAAAGTATTCTTTGATAGGTATGTCGTCCAGTTCATCTGCTTTAATCGTATTCTCATTCAAATCAAAGTCGGCATATACTACACCGTCACCAGACACCCACATACCGTTGATGTTACGTTCATAGAACATACCTGATGGTGTTGAAGCCTTAATAGACTCTTTATATCTATCATTAAGAAAGTTATTGTCATCGAGCTTAAATTGGTGACTCAGTATACCTGCTTTAGGATCTGTATTTTCAATATAATCTTTCAACAACCAATGCTCGGGATGGTCAGGGTTGGTATCTACCAATATTCTTGCACCAGTTCCACTACAACGTGACTTAATCTCGTCAAACACCTCTTCATGCGCTAACGACGCTTCATTGATATATGCACCAAACGATGTCATACCACGTATAGCTCCTATACCACTTACTTTACTGTGACCTGTCTGAACCACTTGAACGCCAAATAACATGAATGAATTATATTTATCAAAATTAAACTCAATGCCATATTTGTTAGTTAACTCTATTAGTACGTTTTTTTGAATCGTACCTAATGTTGCACCAGCAAGTATATATTGAGGTGTCTCAATTCCTTCTTCGTCTGCTATCTTTCGCACACGCATTAACTCACGTAAAAATAAGTCATTGTTTAATATTGTTTTACCTGTACGCTTTGCTCCGTGATTAATTAACATAAACCAATCTTGTTTTTGCGTTTGCTTCAATATTTCAATTTGTTTGTCCGTATATAAAGATTTAAGTTTATTCATTGACGATCACTTCCGTTATTGCGTCGTGAAGTTGTTTGATTTTATCTTCTGTTCCACTGTCACCTTTATCTATTTGTTCAATCTTCTTCTCAAGCATCTTAATTTCAGTTTCTATTTTCTTGTTAGCTAAAACTTCGTTACCTAACGTCATTCTATTCATACCATCTAAACTAGCGAGGAATGCATCAGCTGTCGCTTTCTTCACTCCCTCTATTTCAATGTCATTCTTAGCTACATTCTTTAGCCACTCATATTCTTCAAAGGCCTTTTGGCGTGTCCATTTTGATTGTTCAGCTACTTCTTGACGCAATTTTTCGTACCTTCCGGAAACCTTCCGATTTTTAAAAAGTGTACTCGCTTCTTTATCTAGATATTCCCCACTCTTACCTTTAGTCGAATACCCTGCGTCAATATATGCTTTCCGTTGGCTCTTGCCCTCTATGAGTCCTAGCACAAACTTTTCTTGCTTCGGTGTTAATTTAATCAATTGTTTTCACTGTATCACACGCCTTTACGTTAATTACTCTAGTTATTTTAAATATAAAAAAATGCCCCTACATCTTGTGCAGGAGCTACGTTCAATAAATGTGAAAGGAGGAAAATAGTTATGACTCAAAATGCAAGAATTAAACTACCCACCATATAGGCAGGTAGTAAGTGATTAATAGCGTAACATATCAATTTTTATATGTTTGTCACTTCTCAATCACATCGATGAGAACATCTAATGTGGCTATTACCCCACGTCTTAAGATAATTCTTACAATATCATAATATCTCGTTTTAGGTGTCAAAAACTGTCATTTTACTGTCAATTTTAGTATTCCCCTAATTCTTCGGCTAGTTTAGAAACTATCTTCTTCTTAATTCTATGCGCTGTACTTTCAGAAATGTGTATGTCATAACATACCGCAATCAAAGTCTTTTTGTTAAAATAATACTCTTGAATGAATTCGCGTTCTTTCCTACTTGATGTGTTGATTATACGTTCAATCGCACTCTTAAACTCAAGGATTTTACCTCTTCGTATACTACAAAGATAATTAGTTACTGCCATTTCTGTTTTCGATGTATTAGACGGTACAAACTCCCCGCCTATATTTGTATCTGTTGGAATCCATGGTGTCATTATTTCACTTCTTAAATCTTCGAGTTGCTTATGATAATTAGGATAATCACACAACTCATCTTCTAACTTTCGAACTGTTGATAATTTTAATCCATATTTCTTTTTAGTCATGAATACCCTCCATACAAATATTTTTAATCTTCAAAATGTCTCAATCTACTTCTTAATATCTCTATCTCCCGCTCTTTAACTTTCACATCGCCTTTTAACTGTTCAGCTTGCAACATCACACCAAACAATAAGATGACTAGTAATATAATTGCTATGACTAACCACATCATTTACTCTGTCACCTCCGCCCTCATCAAATCTGACTGATCACTCAACTTTGCGAAGTCACTCGGCGCCTCTACATCATCATTAGCCGTCATCATAATATATACTTGCTCAGTTACATACTTACCTAGCTCATACATCGCTAGTAAGAATAATAGTCTCAATATTTGTTTAATCATTTTTTATCTACCTTCTTTATTATTTCTAATAACCAACTCGAATTTTTTAAATATCATCACTTATTCTCTTTCCTTTTTCTACTAGGAGCTTCCATGATTCTAGTTTTTTGAAAAAATCTGAATCAATATTTCCTTTTAGTTTTTGGTTAGTATAATCATCATAGAACCTAAACGTTCCATCTTTATAAAAGCAATAATATGTGTCTGCCGTATAATTAATATTAATGTACTCTATATAGTCTTTTGTTACTTCTGGTTTGTCATAACGTAAGACTGGTATTTCTTGACGTAGTAGTTTTATTTCTTCTTTAATTAAACCCGTATATCTTTTTAGTTTGAAACCAAACCTCAACCAAAAATCTATTTCGTCGATGTTAAAAGGTTCGTTTACTTTTTTACCTAAAATACTATGCATAAATAGTATATAAACAAGTTCTATATACTCTATACATGTTGTTAAAAAATGTTGCTTGTCTTCAAAGTGATGGTAAGCTAACAAATACAAAAACGTAAAAGGAAAAAGGAATATGGACATTAAAAAATATAAAAATGCTTTTAGTCGTTCTTTCATTAGTTTATCCCTCTCCTATATCTACTTGATTTAATAACTGCATCTCTTTTAACTTGTGCCTCGTACTTCTCTTTTGCATCTTCTTTACTCTCTGCCTCAACAACTGTAAACCTTTGATTGCTCTTAGCTCGAGTTATGTGTGTATGCTTGCGTCCTGTTGAATCTTTGAATGTTGTGACTAAGTATTGTGTCACTTCCCCAAAACCTCCTTGACTCGATCTAAGATGTCTTTACACGTATCCTTTTCCTGCGTCTGCTGTTCCATCTTGTCTTTCGTGGTTCCTTTTCATTTTCTTTTTGTATGCTTCAATGAGTTGGTCGATTGAATAGTAAGTATTGGCGTACAAAAACGGCATTATTAAAACTTGTACAATGCTATTATCAATACCTTTTACAAATTGTTCTGTTAGCGTATGCAGTACATGAACAAAATAAACTGAATGTAGTTTAGGCAAAGTAACTTCATTTTCAATCAAATCAACCATAACCTCAGTAGTTTCTTCCAAATCTTCTTCATCAACTATAGTCAGAGTTAATTGCAAACTGAAAGCTAAGTAATCAGCAATCTCATCTAATTGTGTATCTAGTGGCTTACCTGGTTGTTTCTTCCAATTTTTAAAAAACTCAAGTGTGTTAATCCACTCTACAAATTCAATAATCATACTAGCTACTGTGTCATTTAAATTTCTAGTTGGTATTCTATCGTCGAACTCCTTTTGTATTTGTAATAACTCTTGTAACTGATCGGCTGTTAATATGTTAGTCATTTTCCTGTGCCTCCTCTACATTAATTTCATACTCATCACAATCAAATGGTGCTTCCAATCTCGCAGTAACATCCGCCTCAAATTCTGCTTCTTCTAAACTTTCAGCCTCGATAGTCTCTTCAATCATGCCGGTATATGTGATTTGAACATTAAATTTCTTCATTTTCCTGTTCCTCCTCATATTTATAGACAACCTGACCTGCCATAATACCGACTGCTTCATCAAGTTCAATACCTTCTTTAACTGAATGTTGAATAGCATTTGTCATTCCCTCAAGTATTTCATCGAACGCTTGCGCTTTCTTATATACGTCCTCAATCTCTTTTAGCAATCCCTCTGTATCATTACCGTTATATGCGCTAGCACTGATAACTGATTGTTCAATTTGTTCGCGGTTATTCATTAGTGTCATCCTCCAATCGATCTAAAAATTCGTTAAACTCATTTGTTCCGTCTAGTTCTTCCATTCGCGACAGTATAATATCTGCAGTGCCTTTACCTCCTATATAGAGAGCTCCTATCCTGTTCGCTTTGCTCTCAGGGTGTAGTTCTCTAATTTTAAAACAGTAATGTTCGTATCTTCCAAGCAATTCATTTTTGACTGTGCGCCACATGTTCTCCAGCTCTTCGTTACGCTCTCTTAACTTAGCTATATACACGATAAGCTCATCACGTTGCTTCTTGCACGCATCACGTTGTTTTCTCATCTTCTTCAACCTAGCGTCCATTACACCTAGTTGGAACCCTGTTTCATAGTTCATTCTGTTACCTCCAATAAATGTGATGATTCAAATATGTTGCCTTTAACCTCACAGTCATATCTAAGAAAGGATTTTATGTCTATATACTCAAAGTAATCATTTTCGGAGACTGCGCCCTCAAACATAAAATCTTTTAATTGAATACCATTTACAACATCAATAGATATTACTGCTCTATTAATTGTTCCTATTACAGATTCATCGTCTGGCATCTCTAATATTTCATCTTCAAACTCAACTATATCTCCCGCATATATTTCGTTGTTGTTTTTGTCTTTAAGTCCTGTACTTTGCATAAGTTCTACATCTTTAAAATCTCTTGCATGTATTAAAGCTTCTGCTTCCGCGTAGTTTTCATAGTGAACTTCAGTCTCAATGAAGTCGAATCCTACAACATCGTGTATTCTTCCTGTATATTCGTCCCACACTCGATATTTCGGCATCATACTACTACCTCCACTTTTTCGACCTCTATGCTTGCAGTTTTAATTCTCATCATTTTCATCTCCTCTAAAATAAAGTTAGTTGCTTCTGTTCCTCGTATTCCAAACCATGTTGCTTTATATATGTTTCAAGCTCTTCCGCTGTATCAAATGTCTTTTTCACGCCTTGCCAACCTGGCACGATATGCCCATGAAAGTAATAAGTGCCGTTCACTACATGGATATGTGCCACTCGTTCGTTATCCTGATACAGATATCTCTTAGAGCTGAAAAATCGGCTTAAGTATTCTTTGCGTGCATTATCTGTCATGATCTACTTCTTAACTTTCACGAATATGTCGTTTTCCATCAGGTAGCACGCATAACGTCCTCTTGGATGCACTTGTGGCACATTAAACAAATGTGGCTTCTTTCTTCTTAGCTCAGCCTCTTTACGTCGTTGCCTAGCCATTTCACGTTCTTTGCTCTCTCGCTCCATGATTTTGGATAACACAATTTCTTTATACTCAGCTAAGCGCATACCATAAGGTGCATGTAAGGCTTCTAACAACGCCCAGCCACCTCGTACTCTTTTTGCAACCATTCCTGGAGTTAAACCATTCTTTTTTATCAATTCATTTTCATGTTCGGTAAATTTATATGGTTTACCGTTAATCTTTACGATACTCATTTATTCCACCTCTGTATTTATCCTGTGTTAAAATTTTTAAAGCTCATGTTTTTTTCTCCGGATGTTATTTATCCTAAAAAGTATTAGTGTGTCTTTTTGGTCGTTTTTCGCCCTATATTCACGAGCACTAATGACCAAAAGCTCTTTTTGCTCTCTCAGATAATTCTTGTCGTCGCTCTTCAGACATTAATTTTCTAAAACCTATTGCGCTTTTAGGTAGTTTCGCCCTAACCAATACCGCAGTCCCAGATTCTAATCGTTCCAATACCTCTACATCATCGCCGTACAACTTTGTCATTCTAGTAATATGTGTCGGTACCGATGAGTAAGCAATCCATTCTTGATTTTCGTAATCATAGTTCAATGTCGTTTCTCGGTCTTCTCTTGAATAACCGTCGCTTACAGTTTTTGTTTCTTTGGTAATTCTTGCCATTTATTCCACCTCTATATTTACGTTTCTAATTTTTAAATTGTCATACTCTAGTATTTCGTTAGGATTGTTATATAAGTAATCTGCCAGCGCATCTTTTTCGTTATCCACATCACCAAAATGCTTATATTCAACTTCTGTAGGTATTCTTATATCAATCGTTGCGTTTATATATGCTTGTTGTTGCATTAGATCACTTCATTTCTCTTTTGCGTTCTCGTCTTGCTTTAATTAATTCCTCGTAAGTAATCCATGTTTTGCCTGTGTACTTAGGTGCTTTACATATCCACGTTAAATTCACATCTCTATACTGATATCTGAATATCTTCGCTTTGATGTTGGCAACTTCAGTCGCCTTACCTTTAACATCTAAAACTTCGACCAGTTTGCCATCCTTCCACAAAGAGAAATCAGCTATATACGTAATCGGTCTTTGTTTCCCAAATTTAGGTTGTAGTTCGAATTTCGGTTGTATTTCGATACGATCATAGTTAGTGCCATTCATATTACTTTCTAAATATTGGTAATATTCACACTCTACTTTGCTATCAAATACAATTCCTTTGTACTCAACTTTCTTAGCGTTGTATTTACTCATCGTCCACCTCTAAATATCAAATATCGTTGCTTGTAAACCTAGTTCTTGCTCATATAGAAGTCCGTGAGCGCCTTTAAATCGTTTTAGGTCACTATCAGTCATAATTTTCTTTTCGTCGCTGAAATGGGCTCCTGTGAGCGAATAAACTTCATTCTCATTCTCTTTATACTTGATGACCTTAATATCTTCTGTGCCATCTTCTCGGTATATGTAATATTTTTCTTTCGGCATTTTTAACACTCCTTAATATTCGACGATAGCGGGGCGTGTATGACGTTCTGCAAGTTTTTGGATAAATAGGTCATATAACTTATTTTCATCGCCCTGTGCCTCGTCTATGAGTTTCTGAGCGTACATATCTGAACACTCAAGTTTAATTTTCAAAAATTCTTTGGTTACCATGCGTCTCGCTCCCTGAAATCGTCTCCGATTACTCTTACTTTTCTTGCATTGTGTTTCATTCTTGAATTGATACGTTGCCAGTTCATATTTTGATTTAGTTCTTTATCACTAAAGTTAGTTGTAAAGATGTTGTTTTTACCTACTCTGTTATCAACAATGCTGAAAAGTTTATTTAAAGTGTGCTCTGTGTTTTCTACACCCATATCATCTAGTACAAGTAAATCAATATCACTTAGCAATCTGACTAGCTCGTCTGTAGTCTCTACTGCATTTTTGTTGTATGTCGCTTTGATACGATCCATCAACATTGGTATGTGCATAAAAGCAACCGTATGCCCTTTAGCTTTAACTGCTTTTGCGATAGCGTATGCTAGGTGGCTTTTACCAGTTCCGTATGAACCTTGCAATATTAATGATTTTGGCTCTTTTGTAGAGAAGCCTTGAACGTACTCTATTGCTGTTTGTTTAGCGTGTACTTGTTTTTCATTTTGTGGCTTGTAGTTTTTGACTGTTGCATCTCTTAAAGACGGATTAACGTTTGATTGATTGAATATGTTGTTTATCTTCCGTTGCTTGTTTCGCTTATATTCCTCATAGATTTCACATTTGCAACCGTCTTTATACTCGTAACCATTCGGGTGTTTTTTAGTAGGAGCAAACTTATATAAGTCGTATTCACTTCCACATCTCTCACATTTCAATCCTTTTTCGACATGAGTAGGTTGATATTTTTTCAAGCTTTCGTTTATCTTTTCGCTGAATAGTGGTTTCATAATATCCCCCTAATCCCAATAACTTTCGTCGTACTTCATGCGTTCCAATTGATCCGTGCCAGTTGGTTGTATTTTTTGATTGAGGTACCCCTCAAATTTACTGCCAAAAAGTGTTTCTGGTCTAAGGTATTTATCGCTATCCGTGTTTAACCATTCAGCTGTTTTGATATCAATCACCTTTTTAAAATCCTCCAACCTAAAATCTTGATTCCATCTTGCTTTAATAAAATCTTTTGTTTTAGCTGTATTATGTTTAAAATGCTTTCCTGCTTTTTTATTTAAGTATTCGATAATTTCTTTATAGGGAATGGAAGACACCGTCGGGTTGCCCGACAATATACTTCCTTCATTATTAGTATTGTTATTATTAGTTAAATCATTATTAGTACTATTATTATTAGTAGTATGCGATTTACCATTAACGGTTTTTCCATTGTTGGTTTTACCGTTAACGGTTTTTCCAACGTTGGAAAATCGAATGTGGTGCGGTTGCTCATATACTAAGTACTCATAACCATTTAACCTACCACTTTTATCACGTTTTCTACTACGTTGAATGTATCCAATTTCTTCCAGTTCCTTGATTCCACTCTTTAAACCGCTAAGTCCATCAGTTGAATGTTGCTCTAGTTCTGTTTCGTAAATTTGCCAGTTATCAGGTCGACTTAACAAATAAAGTAGAATACCTTTAGCCTTCCAACTTATATTAGAATCATGTATAAAATCTTTGTGTACTGTGACAAAGTTACCTGATTCTTTGTAAACTCTAAATGTTGCCATTTCGTTATCTCCTTTCTGGTATAATTTTGTTATCGCTACTGCGTTAGATTGGGGGTGAATAAAATATGGAAAAACCTCATATGTTAACATATGATTTAAACTCACCCGGACAAAAATATGAGGAATTGAGAAATGTTATAAAAAAGGAAATTTCTAATGGTCATTGCAATTATTGGAAATCTTCATTTTTATTCCGTTCTTCTTTATCAACTTCAGAAATGATAGAAAAGTTGAAACCTTATCTCGATTCTGGAGATAAGCTGTTTGTTACAGAAATAGTCAATAACAAACAAGGGTGGTTAACAAAAGAACAATGGGATTTTATCAACCATAATATTTTTATTTAGGTTCTTTTATTGAATCTTTTGTTATATCAGGAAAACCTTTAGAATCCTCAGGGGTAAATTTTTTAATTTTTTTAGCGCTTCTAATCTCTTCCGCCAAGATGACGATTAGGAGTGCTATTTTTATTATTCTTAGTCTATTCATTCCTTTTTCTCTCCTTTCAGCATTTTATTGAGCCTCTCATCAACTTTTATCCACGAGTCATGCAAGTGGTATTTATCATTAAACGACTTAACGCCAATCGCATGTTGCTGGTTATGATGTTCGCGACATAACGCTAATACATGTTTGTCGTAGTGATTCATCTTGTTTCTGTTCATGCCTCTACCTACTGCTTCGTAATGCGCTAGGTCAGCGTGAGGCTTTCCGCATATTACACAGTTGCGGTTAACAGTTGACCAGTATAAGAATGATTTATCTTGTTTCAGTAGATTACTCGTTTTGTAGCTAAGTGGTATGTCATTGTAGAACGTCCAGTCAAGCGTTGCTTCAATGATTTGACTTGCTTGTGTTCTCGTACAATTACTTAGCGAAATACGTTCATCATAGCCGTAGTACGTTCTTACAAACTCGATGAACATATGTCTCATATAGTCCATTGGTTGACCTGTATGTTCTTCTATGTCTTTGACAAGCGCGAATATTTTTCGACGTTGCTTGCCGGTAATTTGAAACGGATCTATAACGTTTACATCTACTTCTACATCAAACCCGTTATCAAGTAGTAATGTTTCTTTATTGCCTAATTCAACATCCGAGATGACAACTGTTGTTGTGCCGTCGTCTTGAGTGATATAACTAGTAATTTTCGGCATTTAATCATTCCAATCAGAACGGTAAGTCATCATCAGTAATCGCAGTGGTATTATCAAAAGGATTATTACCAGTTTGAGTTTGTCTTTGTTGATGATAATTGTTGTTTGGTTGTTGGTTGTTATTCTTCGGTTCTAAGAATTGAACACTGTCCGCTACTACTTCTGTCACAAATACACGTTGCCCGACTTTATTTTCGTAGCTACGTGTTTGTAGTCGCCCGTCTACACCTGCCAGCGACCCTTTAGAAAGGTAGTTTTTAACATTTTCAGCTTGTTTCTTGAACACTACTACGTTTATAAAATCTGCTTCACGCTCGCCTTGAGCATTCGTGAATGTTCTGTTTACTGCCAATGTGAATGTACCTACATTTACGCCATTTGGCGCGCTTCTTAATTCTGGGTCTTTTGTTAAGCGTCCTACTAATACTGCTCTGTTTAACATTATTGTTTCTCCTCACTATCCAATTGTTTTAATCCCGCATCTAATTTTTGGTGTGCTTCTGCGATTTGTTTTTGACTTAATTTATTAATGTTAGATATTTTTAGCCATCTCATCGTTTTATCGATAGTTGCATCTCGCCCTTTTTCTTGAGATAAGTTCACGAACTGATTGATACGCTCTTCTAATTCTGTAATATCGTTGTCACTTGCACTTGGTAGTTCCTCGCCGTTGTAGATATATAAGCCTAAACCATGTAAAGCCGAAGCTTTAACAAAACATCGTTTTTGCGCTTTGTTAATATCGAAAGTTGTTGCACTACCTTTAGCAAGCGATTTATTTCTAAAGTCCAATACTGGAAGCCACTCAGTCTCTGTACTATCTTTCACAGTCACAGATACCTGTACAAAATAGCCTTCTGGTGTAGCCAAATAAGGTACAAAATAATTTTCTGTGTTAATATCTGGATGTGGAAACTCGTGTACTTTTACTGTGTAGTTTGGGTCAATCTTTTTCAGCTCTTGGTGTGCATATGACCATGCTAGATAAGTTAATCCATTTTTTTGTTCTGTATGATCATTCACGTTTTTACTGTTCAACTGTTCAAATAATGTTTGTTCAGTCATGTTCTACCTCCTCGTACTCAATAGTTTCTGTCACTGTTTTCTTGATTGCTTTGTGATAATCCATATTGATACTCGCTTCTTCCATACCGTTAAACTCCCTAGCTCTATTTCTATTTGTGGAGTAACTAATATCTGAATTGTTATCGGTTGGTTTGTTAGTTATATAAATTGGCATATCCCTATGACGAATGATATAAGTTACAGTCTGCTTCATAGCGACCTCCTACCATCTCATGACTAAGTTAATTAGTCTGTCCTGTTCGTCTGTGTTCTCTTCAATCCATTCATCTATTGCTTGGTTGAATAAGTCTGATGCCATATCTAAGTCATTCTCATCTACGACATAAGCATGTTTAATTGGTACGTTGTTCATATCTTTAACTTGTATTGATATGCCCATATGACCTTTTAAAATGAATAGCTTAAAATCGAATCCGTTAACATGAATATTTTTGCGTATGATTTCGCCTATTTCGTAATACATCTTGACTTCCTCCGTTTTTCATTTTATATTTAACTTGAAATTTTTCTTAAGTGCTTGATACTGTTACTTGTTGGCGCAAGTAGCAGTTTTTTTATTCTTCATAAAAGTATTCTTTATAAAATATGAATGTTGCGATACTTGCGAATCCCGCAATTGACCATGCTGTAGTGAAGTACAACAATGGCATAAGCACAATCGCTAAGACTGTGAAGCATAATACTGCTAATAGATAGCTTTTATAAATGTTACTCATTTTCTTTTTTCAACTCCTCCATTATTCTCTCGTCTGATAAGTCGTGATAAGGGAATTTTTTCCTAGCTAATTGGACTGGTATTCTGCCTCGTATCGCAATGTACCCTTCGTCTTCAAGCTCTTTATTCAGTTCTCTTATTATTTGTCCTGCTTTGGATTTAGAAACAGATAAAATTACCGCAAGCTCTTTAGCTTGCAAACTATTTTTCATCATATCTATTCCTCCTTTTTATTTTTGTGTTGTGTATAATTTAGTTATCTCCTAGTGAAAGGAGGTGGATAATATGTCATATAGTGAATATGAACAGCTTTACTATAAAATTGTTAATGAAGCTGATGAACTATACGGTGGTCAAAGTGAACACTTCAAAAAGAACCTTCAAAAACTTACAGAGAATGCTGATGAAGGTGTTTCCAGTGAAAAGATTTACTCTACCGCTTTACATGAGTCACTTGAGTACCAACGAAACTTCATCTTCTTAGAATTAGGAAAAGTTCTCTTTAGTAAAGTCGGAAAACGCCTTAAGTAGTTTTATTCCTGAATCAGGATCACTGTGTCGCTCAATCGTTTCTGCTGTAGACTCTTTACTAAAATCATTTCGATTGATTACAGGCTTTCTCGTATTTCGTTCAATCTTCCAAACCTTCCACGTCACAACTGTCATTGTGATGAGGAGGGTTGTTTTATATAGTGTGTTCATTTTTAATTCCTCCTATTAAGTAGTTTGAGTTTCACCTAAAAACTTATTAACAAAGTATTGTTGTCCTTTGCCTGTTACTTTTGGCGTCTTACTAATTGATGTGTGACCGTCTGAATGTGTGATTGATGTTTCTTTAATTTCGAACAACTCACGCTCCATTGAGTACTGTGTAGGCATGTTATAATCCACACCCTTGCGTTTAATAAGAAATCCGTTTTGACGTAACCATTCGAACAATCTGCGTTGCCCGATGTTTATACCGTTTTGTTTAATGATCTTTGCTAACTCTCCAACTAAAATTGATGTCTTAGTAGTAGCTACTGCATCTGCAAATACAATTTTTGGTTTATCACGTTCAATCTTTGTTTCTAATTGATTGATTGTGTTGTTAGCAATTTTTAATGCACGTTGCATAATCATTTCTGGACTGTTCCATGCTTTCTCAACTTGGATGAAATATTGTCTTGCACGTTTACCAGGTTCACTACGTTGAATCATTGCAATCTCTTTTGCAGTGTCTAGTGTTAGAGCGTGGTCAGTCATATTTTGATAACCACCTTGGGTAAGACATTTTTGGGTCACCCTTGTAAAATCGATATTTTCTTCAAAACCATACTCAGACATTCTGTTAAACCACTTCTTATATTCAGTCTTAACTTCTAATGCTTGATGAAGTTCTCGACCACTTATTGCGATTTCTCCATTTTCTTTTTCTTGTATGTTGAACATTTCTCCGATGTTCGATTTTGTTTGTAATGCTTGCATTTTATTTCTCCTTTACATTAGCGATATCAATTTGTAGTGCATCGCATATTTTTTTTACTGTGAGGAAACCGGGGTTTTTAACTTCTGTTTCGATAGATCGAATTGTCGAGTTTTGTAATTCTGTTAGCTTCGCTAGTTGATAGCGTGTTATCCCCTTTTCTTCTCTCAATTCTTTTAAGTTCAGCATCTTAACACTCCTTATTGCTTGTAACGGAATTTCGTTATATACTTATCTCAACCCCACATAAACTGGGAGGTGATGGCCTTGCTTATGCGAGGTTTTAAATCACCCTGTGGTTCTATAGATAAGTAAATCTAAATTCAGAGCATCGTTTGTTGTGCTCCATCGCCAACTGAGGCGTTAAAAAGGTATGCGTACTGTAAGGTAGTAACTTATAGGACGCTAGACTTTGATTGAACACCTAAGCTCATTACAGGGCTGGGGACGATACCAGCAAAACTTGAGCTGTTAGTCGTGGCGACTAGAATCAAACAAAATTTCCGTAGCACATGCTTTCCACGACAAAGCATGTGTTTTTTTATTGGAAACAAAATGTTTGTAATGCTTGCATAATATTTATGCTCCTTTCGTGTATAATGTTGTTATCAACCTAAGGAGGTGATAAGTATGTCTGATAAAGAAATAGCTTTAGAATTAACTAAAAGTTACTTAGAACATTTAAATGTGCGAGCGAGTAGTAATAATACACATCATTCGCATACCACTGCTGAAAACACAGAAAAAATGTATCAACATTTCTATAACGTAGTATCTAAACTAGGTAACTCTGGTAAATAGTTTTTATTTTGGAGATGTAAGAGGTCTATTGTCGTTAGTAATTCCTATTCGCTCCATTTTTCTTTTTCTGCTAGTTCGATGATTTTTACTGCTATTTCATGAATCTTTTTTAAATCTTGCATTTGTTTTCCTCCTATTAAGATGTGACTTTTTCTTTATTCGAAATCTTCAATTGACAAGTTTTCAATTCGTTTTTGGTAACGATATAAATAGAAGTTCTTTAACATGTTATACATTCTGCTAGCTTCATCGTATTCACTCTCTTTCAAATCAGAATTAAGCGTTACACCAAAAGCTGATAATGTAAGTTTTCTAATGTGGTCGTGAATTTCACTAGCGTATGCTTTGTAATTTTCATAACATCCTATTCCGTGTTGATATTTCTTCAAAGATAATGGATGTCCTAAGCCGAGATTGTCAGCACCTCTTAAACGTTCTGTATAAGCAAACTTTTTATTAATTTCATCAAAATCGTTATGGCTGATTCTTACTTTGTTGAAAATTGAACCTGAACTGATTGGTTTCTTGCCGTTTATAGCCTCTCTAACTTCTTTCGCTATAATTTCTTTCAACTCTTCTTTAGTTAATGTGATTTGTTCCATAGTGTCCTCCTTTATGTTGTTTGTTTTTCTTTTATACGTTTCATTTTTGAGACGTTTTGATTAAAAAAATAATCATCCATACTTATTTTTAAAACAGTACATATTGCACTAGCTTCATCAATAGTAAAGTTGCTTTTATTTTTATTTATCTTTTGACTGAATCTAGCAGGGTTCATACCAATCATATCTGCAACTTGTTTGTGTGTATATTCGCTCTCATCAATGAAGTTCCTCAAATTCTGATATCTAACTTTATTCACTTTTCCATCCTCCTTTCGTCTCATTTATGAGATTACACTAACCACTATACAAGCTGTTAGTTTAGGTGTCAACAAATAAATTTCATTTTTGAGAAATAAATTTGTGAAATGTGTTGCAAAAATGAGAACAAACTTATATAATAAGTTTGTAAAATACAAATTAAGGAGTAAAATAAATGTCAAATTTCCCTAGTAACTTAAATACTTTACGAAAGTCTCGAAACTTGTCTTTACAAGAATTAGCAACCAGACTAAATGAAAAATACGAAGTTAAATTTTCAAAAGCATCAATCGACAGATGGGAAAAAGGTCTAACTAGCCCTTCTATGGAACACGCAAGTGCTTTAGCAAATTATTTTAATGTATCTTTAGATGAATTAAGCGGACTGAAAGCTATGGAACCTGACAAACATCAAACTATGGCAGCTCATCTTGAGGGGGAATTAAAACAAGAAGATGTAGACTATATTATGGGATTAATTGACAGATTTAAAAAGAAAGATTAAACAGCAAGGGGTAAGGTTTTGATGTCGAGATATGAAAAAATATTAATTGAAAATGACCACATAGAAGTAAAAGATTTTGTAGAGCTTCCAGAGGGATATGCAGGTTTTTATTCAGATGGAATTGTGCTTATAGACAATAAATTGTCAGAAACACGCAAGGCTGAAGTATTATATGAGGAACTTGCCCACCATAAGTTGACGTATGGCAACATTTTAGATCAATCAAATTTCAACAATCGCAAGTTCGAAAATTACGCAAGACGACACGGTTTTATCTCAGCTGTTCCGTTACGTGAAATTGTTGAAGCTTACAATTATGGCGTACGTAACTTGTATGAGTTGTCTGAGTATCTACAATTAAGCGAAGAATACATATTAGAAGCAATAGAACAATATAAAAAGATATATGGTATTGGAACTCACTATGGCGAGTATTCTATTACATTTGAGCCGTTGAGAGTTTTTAAATTGCATCATATTGATTAACAGCGCCTATGTGGCGTGAGGAGGATGAGGGATGGAAAGAAATTCCACCAAAAAAAGTAGCAAAGATAAAATATTAAAAGCTGTAAATAACTTTGAAGAGGTTTGCAATAGCGGAAAATTCAAATTTAAATATTTGGATGACTGGCTTTTTACAAAATCAATAATTTTTAAAAATGAAACAACCTTAACTAACCAAAAAAACTTTAAAGTGTATCCAAGAGGTACTATTGTATACGCTAAACTTGGTGTTAACATTGGTTCTGAATTCTCAGGGAATCATTTTTGCGTCGTTTTAAATAAAAATGACAACAAACGCAATGAGCTAATTACTATAGTTCCACTTACTTCAAAAGACACCAAATTTTCTTTAAAATTACAAGAGAATTTAATACTAAAAGCTTTAGAAAAAATGAAAACTGACCACAAAACTTTACGATTCGATTTGGATAGAATAAAAGAAATGCACGCAAGATCCACAAAAGTAAAAAACTTAAATTCAGCAATCGAAAAAGAACTTGATGAGATTGAAAATAATTATATGCAACTCGCAAAAATAATTGAGCGTTACGAAAGGTTTGTAGGCAAACAAACTTATGCAATTCCATCTCAAGTTATCACTATCAGTAAAAAAAGAATAAGCACACTTAATGATTACGATCCAACTGGCCATATATCTTTCAATGAAGAAACTTTAAAAATTATAGAAGATTTTATGAAAGCTAACATTTTATCATAATTATCTTTACTTTTTATCGTTAATCTATTATAATCAAGATATAAATTTCCGGTAACCAATCCGGCTTAAAATCATATTTCCGGTAACCAATCCGGCTGGCCAGATGTTAATTCATCTGGTCTTTTTTTATACATTTTTATCGGGTAGCCCGCCTACCCTTATTATTTTTTGCCAATTTTGAGGAGGGAGAAGTAAAATGCCAGTATATAAGGATGATAATACAGGTAAATGGTATTTTTCCATTAGATATAAAGATGTATACGGTAATAACAAACGTAAGATGCAACGCGGTTTTTCAACTAAGCGTGAAGCTAAGAGTGCAGAGGCTATTTTTTTGAATGATGTAAACGAAGGATATAGCGATTCAAAAACATTTGATTATGTTTTTCATCACTATTTAGAAAATAGCGATTTGAGACCTAAAACAAAACGACGCAAACAAAATGAATATCATAAACACTTTAAAGCTAAGTTCGGGCATATAAAAATGAATAAGATAACACAAAATCAATGCCAAGAGTTTCGTAAATATCTAATAGAGAATGTAGCATCAACAAATTCTGCTCGTACAATTTGGTCAGGTTTTAAAGTTGTAATTAATTATGCTAAAAAATACTTTGGATTACGTACAGATCCAACAATATCAATTAAACCTATTCCGCGTGTAAAGCCAAAACCTAAGTTTATGATGCGTGAAGAATTTGAAGAAAGAATCAAAGACATTGAAGAGCAAGATTACAGAGAGTTATTTACATTAATGTTTTATACAGGTTTGAGGATTGGCGAAGCTATGGCGCTTGTTTGGACAGACTACAATAAATACAAAAAAGAGATATCCATAAATAAAACAATGGACATCTCTAATAGAACTATATATCCGAGACCAAAAACAGATAGTTCAGAGGATATTGTTCCTTTACCTAAATTCATCAATACAATGTTAACTGAACGACATCAACGTGAAAAAGAGTTAAACAAATATTTTGATGAACGTAGTTATTTTATTTTCGGAGGAATGGCTCCCAAACATTACAGTCATGTTCAAAAGAAATTTCAAAAAGCTTTCCCTCATTATAACATTCACGCGTTAAGACATTCTTATGCATCTTATCTTGCAAATAATGGTGTAGATATTTTCGTTTTACAGTCACTCATGAGACATGCTCAAATCACTGAAACGATGGGCACTTACAGCCATTTATATACTCAGAAAAAACACGATGCAATAGCCATTTTTGACAAGTAA